TGATCCTTGTGTTCCTTTGTTGTTCAGATATATTTGAGAGTTGATAGAAAAATTAGGTGAGGTATCTTCTACATTGATAGAATCTACTGTGCCAGGTTTTACGTCAGATATTGTTGCTATAAATCCATCACCATTTCTGGGCATTCCTACCTCATAAAGTCTTCTTGACTTCTTAGGAATATCGTCTTGACTGATGTTAGAATTGTAATTACTATCAACAGGTAATGAATAAAAATTATCTCCTATAATGTATGGATATTGCGGTACTTGATTGCTATCAATAGTAAGGAAATAAGCATAAGTTCCTTTCGGAAATTCTGGGGTGGTGCAAAATCTTCCATTGTTTTGATCTAGTGTGCCACTTTTGTGGATATAGGTATAATCATTGACAAATGTCCCTATCGGGTATGCTGACAATGAAGGACCGTTTGAACGACTACCATTAATAGAATAACTAGATGTCATTCTAATAATAGATGACGAAGGATCTAAAGGATCCTCATAACCAAACGCACCATAGATTGGATTTCCATCATATGCAAAACCTATGATTGGAGAATGAGTTTTAGATGCTGGTTCTGTTCCAGCACTGTTGATGTTATCATTGAGAGCAATACGAAGTGCTTTAGGGTTTGCTGCATAACCATAACCATACTCTAGTACATTATTGTAATTTGCAAATATACATCCATTCTCTGTGTCTAAATTACTTTCTAATTTTTTGTATCTGTTAAAATTCCATTCTTTAAGAAGAGGTATACCAGTTGCTCCGTTACCTACTGGAATGACATCTACTATTACAGTATTCTGATTATAGAAGTTACCCTCTCCAATTTTGTTAAATCCTGTAATTTGTCCATCAGTGTTTACGATTGCTTCATACTCAGCAAATCTACCTCTACCAGCATTATCTCTAATATTGATAAGTGGAGGTGAAGAATAAAACTCGCCAGGATTATCAATAGTTAAACTTGTTACTTTACCACCTGTAACAACAGCACTGACAACTGCACCTCTACCAGATGTAATTGTAATATTAGGAGTTCTAGGAAAAATGTCAGTGGTATCTACAATAATACTTTCTACTACTTGACCAGCAAGAACTGCTCTTGCTTTACTAGGGACTTGATCAATCAATACAAATGGTGGTCTTACATATCCAGTTCCTCTTAGATCAACTCTAATCTCTTCTAATAAACCAAATCTAATACTTTCTGGATCTTTGTATCCATAGAAAGGCACACCATTCAATCCAATACCAATATCAGTTTTAGGTGTAGGATATGTTTCTGTAGTTCTAGTTGCTTCTTTTCTAATAATTCTTAATAACTTCTGATCTAATACCTCTTCATTAACTGTAGTTCCATCAAGGATTTTATGTGATGGAAAACTAGAACTAGCAATATAATAATATTGATCATCTGCAAATATACCAGATACATCTGTAGGAACTTGATCTAATGAATTTGTAACTGCTGGTAATGTTGGAACATTTACAGAACCAAATGTGCTTTTAATCCAACGGGTTTGATTAGTACCTACATTTACAATTTTTGTATCATCAGTTTCAAAACCAGGATTTGATACTTGTATCTTATCACCAACATCCGAGAATGGTTGTCCTTCTTTAGGTAATGCGTTATATACAACTCCAAGAGTCAATAATGTAACACCACTACCTACTAGTGTTACAGGTTTATATACAGACTCACCAGCACTGTGTATGACTGCGTTTTGAGCAACTCTATCATCAATAATAAACTGAGTAGCAGTTTTAGAACTAAATGTTATTGTCTCTTCACCAATTAAAATTGATCCTGTCTTATCCCATCCTATTGTAGAGAAAACATTTATTCTATCACCTGTACTTGCAGTTCCAGTTAATGTAGTCTCAAGACGAGTCTTAGTTGAGACACTAAAGTCACCATTGACTGTCTCAGGTGCTAATACAATATTATAAATTTGTTCTCCATCAGATGATCCATCAGCATAGACGTTATCTACTGTTGCATCTGCATATCCATACTCTGTAGTTTCTGCCTGTACTATCTTCTTTCCAACTAAACTTTTGACATCACCAGTTATGACCTTTGCTTTTATTGCATATACATTTACCCAGTCTGCATTAGATACTTTGTATGTAAAATCTCTTGGTTTGTATACTTCTGGTTTATTGGTATGATCTTTAGCAACAATAGTATTGAATACAAATTCAATAGAACTTGTAGTTCCTTTTGCTTTGTAAAATTTTTGTATATTCTTTATTAGAGTTCTCTTATCTACCTCACCCTTAAGATATTTCTCAGGGAAAGAACCTAGATATTGATTTTCAAAATTCTTGACAAAAGAATATAGAAAAAGGTTACTTACGTTAAGAACCTTCGCACCAGAGCTATGTGGTGCTGCATCTGTGCTGGTGTACTCTGACGAGCTATAAAGATCACCAAGAGTTGTGTTACCGCTAACACCTCTAACTGCTCCTGATAGAGTTGTGCTTGTTCGTGATTCATAGAAAATTATCTCGTTGTCTATTCGTACATATCCGTTTTTCTCTGGAAAACTTGTCGCATCTTCCAATACAATTGAAGTGTCAGAAGTAGAGATACTAGTGACCAAAGTATCAAACTGTTTAAGTAAGTTTTGTTCATAGTAATCAATGTCAGCATATTTTTCAATATTGGTAATAATATCTAACGTACCACCTTGTACCTCCTGTTGTTCGTAATACTTCTGAATGAACTTACTAAACAATTCATATTCAGATGTAATAAACTCAGGAAGTTGTGACTCAATTAGAGTTGATATCCTTTTTGTTTTTACAGATGGCATTTCTTACTCTTTGTACGCAGTGAATGATGAATTTGCAACGTCAACATCAAGATAAACTTCACGCATTGCCTTGATATCATTAGATAATGGTTTTACCCTTACCGAAATTCTATTATCAAAGAAACTACCTTTTATGATAGTTAAGTTGTACATTTTTAACTCACCTCTGACATAATCTATGTCACCAATATCGTTGTCTAGCACAACCTTGTCACCAGTTACGGTATCTAGTCTATATAGGATGATTTTGCCATCTCTGTCCTCAACATAGACATCAAAATTAGGATACTCAGTTACCCTAAAACCAGTAGATGACAATACAGGATCATCACAGTCCTCATCAAAGGCATTCTGGAAACATACCTCGTAATAGAAGGTAGAATTAAGAGACGGATAAAAATCCTTTCTCATTGTGAGACTCGTGAGATTAGAATTGATACTCTTGTCAGCATCATCTATCACACCTACAAATTTACTATATCTAAATTTACCATTAAACTTCTCAGTATCACTTGTATCAATATAAGACTGTATAGAACCAATAACCTTATCTCTAATTTGTGTTGGTGTTTGATCTGTAATTAGACTGTTGTAATATATCTTACTATTCATCTCAACGTATAGAATAGAAGGATCTACAATCTGTGGTTCTACAGATGCAACAACATACTTCTTAAGATCTGCAACAATCTTGTTCTTTGTTAGTGATGTAAGATAACTTGCATCAGTTGGTTTCAATACAATGAATACTTTTCCATATTGTGGTGGTTCTTGATCCTCTCCACCAAATATAATAATGTCACTTGTTGCTGGATATACTTTTCTTACAATTGCTTCATAGTCATCTGCGGTCACTGCACGCTCCTGTGTGCCATATGCTTTTGGAGCAGTGTATTTTATCTTTTGTGTACTTTCTATCTCTTCACCACCCGCTGCTGCAACAGTAGAGTTAATTGTGACTGAGAAAGAATTAGGTGATACGTTATTAGGATTCTCTAATACACCAGAGAACACAAATGTTCTTACACCATTACTTTCAGGTCCTGATGTTATCAAATATGATACTTCTATTCTTGCATTGTTCTCTAGTTTCTTTCCTAGAACACCGTCACCCATCAATATTTCATATCTCTCATCTTCTATTTCATCTAAGAAGAATACTTTTGATGTGCCATCAACTCCTAGTATGTTATCTGCAACTAGATATGGTTCGTTAAATGATCCACCAGTAGGATATACCTTAACTCTGATTGTGTTAGTGTCAATACTTTTATTATCAAGAATAAACCTTTGTGACTTACTTGCTGAGTTTATAACAAAAGTATTAGTAAGTTGTGTTCCTTCATTTACAGCAACGTCTGTAAAGGTTGCTACACCATTTGCTACTTGTGCTTTTACATCATCTAATACAACATAATTGTAAATGTTATTATCATATGTTGCAGTAAAACCTGTTCCTTTCTTTAATAGTAATTCTGTATCAGTTGTTGCATTAGTATATGTAACAGTAAATGAAACATATGCTGTAGGTGATGTTATACTCTTTGGTCTATATCCTAATTGTTTTGCTAATGCTACTACGTTGTCTCTTAATGTTGCTGAATCAATGAATAGTTCATTGACTACCATGTTGGTATTAAATGCTGTGTAGTAGGTATTGTAAGCAAGTGTATCAAGAAGCACAGATAAAGTAGAACCCTCAAAGTCATAGTCAGTAAAATCTGACTGTGCTCTCATATACTCTTTGAGAGAAGCTTTGATTTGATTAAAGTCTAAATTTGCGACCTGAGTGTAAGGCATTATCTTGTACGTTCTAGAAATACTTCAGCAACTATTTTGCCATCGTCTCTGCCAAGAATTTCATATTCAATTTCAACATCAAAACCATTATTTAAAAAATCTGGTGATGCATCACATGATAACACAGAAATTCTAGGTTCATATTTAAGAAGACATTCTTTGACACGACCACTTATGACAGCAGCAGTACCCCAGTCTACTTGTTCAAATAACATCTCACGAATACCAGAACCCAAGTCAGGATTAAATGGTCTCTCACCAGTATTGGTTTGCAACAAGTTAGAGATTGATTGAGCAATAGCAACCTTATCCTTCACTGTGACTAGATCATCAGTGACAGGATGTTTTTTGAATACTACACTCAAATCTTTAAATGTTGACTGTTGTGGCATATAGACAGCATAGGCTGCTATTATTTATCCATCTTTTCTAAATTTAGTCCACTCATTGAGGTATTCTCTCTTTCTCTTCATCTCAAAGAGTTCTCGTTCATCATTCTTTTCAATTTTGTCTAACCATTTGTCAGCATCGTACTCAGAAATGAGTTTTTTGCCACTTTTCTTAAATTCTTCTGATTTGTCTACTTTGATTACCATGGTTTTAGTTAGATAAAGTCTAGTTGGTCTGTGTCAGAACTTTTATCGGGGTTACCATCCCTCTCTCTAGGTGTTTCCCAGAAATAATCATCAGTATCACCTAATCGTCCCCATTCAGTCCCATTCTCTACTTGATACTCTATGGTAGAAACCTTAAAGTCAGGTGTCTTGGGATGCTGTGGGGTTATAGAGAGGTCATACAGACGCATCCTATTATTTGGATACAATGCATACTGCCCATTCTCTAATTGTATACAATTATGACTCTTATGCTCTTGTGGTACTTCACTTACATTATTATCTATCACATTTATATCTGCATGATAGTTATCAAGAGTAAAGATATACTGACCTTTTATCAGACCGTGGTCTCTTGTGCGGATCTCACAATCCATAGAAGATATGAAACCTTTATTGATTGCCATCACACCATAATCCATACAATTCCAAAATTGCAGATTCTCTAGACTCATATCGGGCGTCGGCGTTTTCGGTGCTCGGAGAAACGCACTTATAGGTAGTTTATCATA